CCAGGGGGGCAGGCGTCGCCTCGATAGGGGGTGTTAGAGATCAGCACATCTCCAACTCGAGGCAGGACTGAGTTAGAAAGATCAAACTCAGTCATAAGGGACCGTAAGATCGGGTCCCGAAGGGAGACCTCCGGCGAGCTAGCAGCAAGCACTACCATGCCACTAGTTATCGTCGGAGTCAGATAGCGAGAAATGCGGTCCAAGATTTTCTGCAGCTGACACTGAACATCAGTCGTGCAGCGGAGATCTTGGGCTGACCGGACCGCTTCTTGCAACGTAGTGGGCTTTGGATTAATTTTCCAATGCCCCATGGCCACAGGGTCACGGGCTTTGCGGAGGGCATTATGCACCTTCCGTCCGTAACATCCCTGAGGACTACCGCGCATGAAGTAGTTCGGATGAACTGCGAAGTCAACAATAGCTAATTTCTGGGTGAGAGCAGCGGTGAGCTTGCTCACTCTGGGAAGTCCTGCCTTATGTGGTATAAGGTCGGTCTTCTTCAAGCCGAGAATATTAGCTTCGGCAACTTGCCTAGCCTGCCTCCTCCCTAGGGAGGGGGACGGCAGCTTGCCGGTGTTGACTAAACCGAGAAGCTTCGACCGTTTCGCACCGGAGAGCAACTGCCAAGAACCAGTTTCCTGGTCAGGCATGATGCCACCGAGTGCGTGCGGGAAGAAGGTCCAAGGCTTAACGTGATCATAGAGGGCGGTTTTAACCGCGGCTGTCAGCACAGTGACAGGGACGCCGGCTAAGGCATCCTTGGTTGGGAATGAGGGGAAGATTCCCCCATAGGGATCTTTCCTCAACCCACCACGTGCAGACAACAGTGCAGGGATATATGGAATATCCTTACGCCTCAAGACACGGAAAGCGATGGTCCCCTTCACTTCCCTCCATGGGGCCCCCTCTGAACGGGGACCATGAGGAAGTTTCAGGGTTTCTCGGCGCAGTTCATAGACGCGTTGGGCCAAGACCCCCATCTTTGGTCCCCGGTAAAGTTTGGATCTGTTTTCACGCAGACCGACTTCAGCCAGGGCCATCGAGTAGAGGTCATACTGTTCACTGGTACAAAGTAGGAGGGCATCGTCACCCACAAAGGCTCTATGAGTCTCAGGGATGCCTGCCTCTTCCGCTGCCCAGTCGTTCAGTAGGCTGAGGGCAAACCAGCCCCCAGCCTGGCCCATGAGGAGACCTTGCTTGCTCCAAATCTCACGTCGAGGCGACCGGTAGGATCCTGCTAGGATCCTCTGGGGCGCACTCGCGGAGAGGAGAGACGCACGTTCTGCTTCTGAGACTAAGCACCCAACTCCAGACCAGATGGACCGAGCGACTGCATGTGGTATGTAGTCGGTCGCCGCCGTCAAGTCTGCTGAAAAGAGCTCGAGGTCGTTAGCAGGGTTAATCCCTTGCATGATGACGTCCTGAGCCCTACCAAGCCCGGGTGAAAACCGGGGAATGGTGCGAATAGTCTTAAGAAGCGTAGCGTTGGCGGTCTGCAAGGCGACTGCGAGACCAGTGTCGTCTGGAATTGTAACCACCCGGGTTTTTAATCCGGGCTCCGGTAGCACTCGGATGAGCTGTTTAGCTGCATTGTCACCGACTTTAAGGTCGGGTCCAGTGTCGACGCAGGTCCACCTGGACCTTTGTTTACAGCAGGACGGGCCGAAAGGCCTAGACTGAGCAGCCCACAGTTCACGTCGTGAGTACGTCTTCCCCGTGCTGGGGTTGACGACTTTACCGACGCCGGGTGCAACAGGATGAGGTTTCCGATTCCAGAGGCGCTGTGCGACAGAGGTGACCTTCATGACGTGCGCCTGAACTGACTCGTAAGTGCCACGACGAATACGTTCGAAGTGAGCATCGAGATCAGTGTCAGTGAGCCGTTCCATGAGGCCGTCCTCTGCTGCAGCTATCTCGGCCTTAGACAGTGTATCCAAGGTCGGGATGAGCCTCCCGCAGAGCCCAACTTCGGTGAGAAGCTGGGTGCCAGCAGTCCGTCGTCCTCCACTGGCCAAGCGGATAATCCGCCATGACCAGCTAGGGAGTCCAGCAAGGAGAACCTGAGTACTAGAGACGGAGGATTTCATCCCTCCGGTCGCACAAGCCTCCACAAGGCAGGTGTGACAAAACCGCTTCCACATGCGTGAAAACTCACGAGGGTATAGGAATATACACCTGCGTAGAGTTGGCATGAGAGAGGCGATAGCTCTCCGGTGCTTTTGGTTCTTCCTCACCCATCTGCATAATATGCGGATGGACGCGTCCACATTTCTCGCTAGGTCGAGTGCAAACCTAAGATTTGCACTGGGCTTTCCCGTTTCTACGTCGACTAACAGCCTACGCATGGGGAGAGTTGCGCCACTTTGCAACTCCCACCTAAGCCAAGCTCCGACAGCAGGACAGTTAATAGGGAGACCTGTATAACTGCCACCGTGGTTCGCCATGG